ATCCTCATGGCCCAAGAGCAGGGCGACCCCGCCTCCCCCCTCGCCATGCTCATCGGCGCAATTCTTGATCCGCTCCAAGAGGAAGTGGCTATCGAGATGGCCGAGCAATTCGCCCCCGGCACCGGCACCGCCGCCAATATCCGCAAGCTCCGCGAAGGCGGCACGGTGGAATACACCGAGCCCTACATCTTTGAGAGCAAGCCCGAGTGGACGGCGTTGGAACCTTTCAACGACATCATTTTTCCCACTGCCACCTACGACTTGCAACGCGCCCCATGGATCGCCCGCCGCGAAATGGTGACTTGCGAGGAGCTGGAAGAGCGCACGCTTACCGAAGGCTACCCCTACGAATTTTACGAGAAGGCCGAAAACTACAAAGGCGCAAGCCTCTGGCCGGTCTACTCGCAACAAAACCACAACCGCCGCGATAGCATACTCTGGCAAGACCACCGCGACCTGGTGGAAATCTGGCATGTTTACAGCAAGGAGACCGACGAGAAGACCGGCGCTACCAAAGTCATGTGCCGCGTCATGCACCCGAATGTGGACATCTTCGCCAAGGAGGAGATTTCCCCCTACTCACACGGCGAGTATCCCTTCATCGAGCTGGCCCGCGAGCGTGTGAGCCGGTGCATCCTGGAAGCCCGTGGCATCCCTGAGATCGTTTCGACCATGCAGGCCGAGATCAAGACCCAGCGCGACTACAGAACAGACCGCGCCGGAATCGCCATCCTTCCCCCCATGCGTGTGCCTGCCAACCGTGGCAAGCTCGACATCATCCTCGGCCCAGCCGTGCAAATCCCCGAACGCCGCCCAAATGAGTTTGGCTGGATGCAGCCACCGCCGTTCGACCAAGGAACCATCGAGATCGAACGCGCCGTGCGCCGCGATGTGAACGAATACTTCGGCATGGCAGGCGAGGGAGTCGATCCCAACTATGTCGCCTTGGTCACACAGCACACGGTGGACCGCTGGCTCCGCGACTTCAAAGCCATCGTCACGCAAACCTACCAGCTCATGCAGCAATACATGCTGCCGGTGCAAATCTTGCGCGTCTCCGGCGGGCAGGCTCTCCCTTTCCAAGCCGACCGCGAAAGCATCCAAGGCAAGTTCGACCTCATCATTGATTGGGACGCCAAGAACCTCGACGCCGAAGCCCTCGGCGTGAAGCTGAACTACATCAGCCAAGCCATCGTCCCTATGGATGTCGCTGGTGTCATCGACCGCGCCGGGCTCGTGAAATTCATCATGGCCGCCGTGGATCCAAACCTCGCCGATATTTTGGTGCGCGACCCCGGCCCCGCCGCCGCCATGGAGGCCAACGAAGAACAACTCGCCTTCACAAAAATCGCCGCAGGCACCGAGCCCGAGTTGCCGCAAGAAGGGCAGAACCACCAGCTCCGCGCCCAAGTTCTCCAAGGCATCATCCAAGCCAACCCCGCCCTGCAACAACGCATCCAGCAAGACGAGATTTTCCGCAACATGATCGAGGCGCGAATGAAGGGTTTTAACTTCCAGCTTCAACAACAGCAAAACGCCCAGATAGGCCGCCAAGGCACCCTGCCCGCGTTGCAACAAGGAGGCGCACAATGAAGGCCACTCCCTACCGCACCGTCCGCGATGGCGTCATCAGCCGAATGGGCATCGACCCCGACCAGCCGCTCATGGCTTCGCAAGCTACGGCTCTGGCAGAGTATTTGACGACCGCTGCCGCGACGGCTTGGACATTCTTCGATTGGCCCGAGGTTTATTTGACCGAGGCCCGCACGCCGGTGGGCGAGGGCTACGCACCGGGGCTCTACACTTTCGAGAGCGATTATGTCGGCACGACATCCTACATTGGGCGGGCCTTGCAGGGCTCGCAATTTGCGGACCCAGTATGGCGCATCAAGCGCGTCACCACGACCGCAGCGGGCGATCTGCTGAATATCGACACCGCCGTAGATGTGGCGTGGAACGACCGCACGACCGCGACCTACATCGAGACCAGCACGAATGCGCCTGCCGAGGAGTTCATCCCCTACATCCCTCTGCTGGCTCCAGGCCAGAAGGCCATTGGGAATGTGCTCAAGGTTTATGACATTAAGCCCGACGAAGGCCGCGTCACGCTCTCGTTGGATTTTGTCGTCACCGAAGACCGCATCCTCATCACCGATACGGACTACATCTCCGGCCAAGTCTGGGTGGAGTTCTCGCTGCCTCAGCCCCGCTTCACAGCGACCGCTTTTAACTCCTCCACAGCTTACGCAGCGGGCGATCTCGTTTACTACAACACCACCGGCGATTGCTACGAGGCCATCGCTGACACGACGGGCAATCTCCCGACCATTGAGGAGTTCTGGCTACGCCACCGCATCCCCGCCTTCCTCGCGGACTACCTCAAGTTCTACGCGCTCGCAGAGACGCTTTCCGAGGACGGCCAAATGGACAAAGCCAACTACCAGTTCAGTCGCGCCGAAGGCATCCTGCAACAACGCATGGACGATGCGTGGTTGAGAAAAGGCGAGGTCCGCCGCTACTCCGCCAGCTTCCAATAATCACCCCTTGACACCCTCTCCCATAATAAAACTAACGACATGAGTAACCCCACAATTCAGATCGCCGCCCGCAACACCGCTGGCATTGTCCAGCCCGTCCAAGCCACACCAGATGGGGCTCTGCGGGTGAGCACAGGTTTTCCGACTCCCGCTTATACGAAGTATGAAAATGTTCGTTTCGCCGCCCCCGCGACGAACAACACAAGCTATGTCGATTTCACTTTCAACGGCACCTCGGTAGCTCGAATCGTGAATACCTATTTCGGAGCCAATCCCCCCACGGCCGACAATGCGGAGATCCGCAGCGTCGAGATTAAATTCCCGCCCTACGCGTAAATGTCGCAGGTTTTTTTCAATCCCTTTTCCGGCGCAGCGCAGAATATCGCCATTCCGCAGCTCGACTCCTCGGGCCAAATCTCCGGCGCGATGATCCCCGACGACTTTGACGATGTTCAGCAGTTTCCAAGCGTCGCTGAGTTTCCGAACCCCGGCACCGTGGCCCGCATCTACTTTCCGCAAGACACAAACATCCCACACCGATGGGATCCGGACACACTTTCCTACAAACCCATCTCCGCCGACACCGACGGAGGGGAGTTTTAGGACTAACCCCCGCAGTAACACCAACCCCCCAAATCATCATGGCTAATACCCTACGCATTAAACGCAGACTCACAGGTGCCTCCGGCGCCCCTACCGGCCTCGCTCTCGGCGAGTTGGCCCATAGCTTCGTGGATGACAAACTCTGGATCGGCAATGGCTCGACCTCAGTTGTCATCGGCGGCGAAGGCCACTTCGCTACCAACGCCGACCTCGCATCCGAAGTCTCGACGCTGAACTCCAGCATCAGCTCCGAAAACTCCCGCGCCGTCGCAGCGGAGCAAGCCCTCGGATCACGCATTGATTCGGTCCTCTCGAACACCACACAAGGATCGCTTGATTCGTTGACGGAGGTCGTGAGCGCCTTCCAGGCCGCAGACTCCAGCCTCAACGGAGCGATAACCACCCTCGCCAACTCCGCCTCCAGCGCTCTCAGCTCGGCCGTGGCGACACTCGAAGCAGCCGACAGCGCCCTCGACGGACGCCTCGACACCGCAGAGAGCGACATCAACGCGCTTGAGAGCCGCGCCACGACCATCGAAGGCGACGCCTCCGCTCTGGCCGCTCGCGTCACCACAGCCGAAGGCGACATCGACGCCATCGAGTCAGCAGCCACAGCCCTCGCAGGCCGTGTTTCTACTGCCGAGGGGGACATCAACTCCATCGAATCCGCAGCGACAGCCCTCACCGGCCGAGTTTCCACTTTGGAGACCACCGCAGCAGGACTCGGCACGATGTCCACGCAGAATGCCAACAATGTCGCCATCACCGGCGGCAGCATCGACGGCATCAACTTCGACGGCGGCAGCTTTTAGTAGCTCCTCCCTCCCCCCACAGCGGTGGCGCGGTTCATCCCGCGCCATCGCTCCACGGGGCCACTGCTTAAAACTTAATCCTTAAAACTTAAAACTTCCCCAATGGCCACGGTCATACAG